CATTTTTAACAATGTCTTCGTCATCAGGCAATCCAGCAGCCTTGATAACTTCTTTAACACCTTGAGCGTAAAGTTCTTGCTTGGTTGCAAGGTCAGGTGCAGTCATAATGGCTGATGCTTTTTCTAATGCAACATCACGAGGCATTGCATAGTAAAACATATTGTAAAGTGCTGTGCCAACATTATGGTCATTCCACTTAAAGTTTTGACCTGACTGCTCTAAAAGAGTCTTGTTGATTGTTAAAGACTTATAACCAGTAAAGGTACGAACTTTGCCAGCAAGTGCATTCCAACCATTCCAGCCATCTGCACCCTTTGTATATAGTCCGCCCCATTGGGCTTTCATTACTGGTACTTGAGCACCAGTCTTTGGGTCAGTCTTAAATACAGTATCGCCGTTTTCATCAAGTACAGGCATAGCCTTAGGAAGAAGCAAGTTACGCTCTTGAGAAATTGAAACATCTCCAGCACGCTTTAGAATGCCTTCTGTAACATTAGAAGCAAGCGCACGACCAAGTGTGCGGGTAGGAATTGAAAGGGCGGTGGCTGATACAGCCTTCTCGTCCATTTCGCCAGAGTAAATAGACTTGGCAAAAATAGATGCTACGTCGCGGCCTGATTGAGCCTTTGAAAGTTTTTGAATTAACTCAGGAGTAAATTGAGTACCAGGATATGTCTTTTCAACATTAACGGCAAAAGTATCTGGATTCTTAGCCATATCAGCAATGTTATCCATAGCACGCTTAACTGGGTTAAATGCTGCATTAAAGCGTCCTGCGATACCACCTGCATCATAAGCATTCATAACCATATCACTGGTTAATGGTTTACCTGAAACGCTCATTAAAAATCTAGTTACTGCTGGAGAGTTTTTAGCCAAAGTAATTGTAGGCTGAATGATTGGCTTACCACTTGAATCAAGAAGTGTATTACCTTTTGAATCTTTGGCGTACTCAATGTACTTGCCAGCCTTTAGAGCACCAGCAATCTTGCCTGCACCAGCCACTGGGTCAGCAGCAAAATCAAAAACAGCGTCAGTAGAACCAGATACAAATTGACCAATACCGTGGTCAGTATCTTTAAGAGTGCGTAAGCCAGGAACGTTAGATAGGCCAATTGCTAAATCTCTACCAATTGAAACATTATAGTTTGGGTCAATTGATTTTTTGTATGAGTTTTGAAATTGAGGAAGTAGTTGTCCACCAACATCACGTTCTAGTGATGCAGCGGCTCCTGCGCCAAGCGCAATACCCTCTGGCCCAAGTAGCGCACCAATAGATGCTCCACCCAAAACTCCAAGAGTAGCCATAATTCCAGGACCAAAACCGTGGTCCTGATATACAGAGTGAATAAATTTATAATCGCTTTGGATTTCTTGCAAAGGCTTTGCAGCCCACTTTGCAACTGTTCCAAGAATAGGTGTGGCGGTAATTACTTTACCAACATCGCCAAGGGCGGTTTGCCACCAAGACTTTGAAGCATATTGCTGGATATGATTATCAACAGCAGCAGCGTGTGATGTTACGTGTACAGATGCAGCAACAACGCCAGGTGCATCTGGGTTACCAGATGAGATAGCGGCAGCCATTTCACCAGGTGCTTTTTGTGTACCATCTGGATATGTTTTAACTGCTTCATTTGCGCTTTGAACATTAGCGCTTTGAGAAGGCGGCAGCGGTTGGTTTGGAAAAGATTGGTTAATTGACAATTACTGCCCCAATACTGACGCAAGACTCCGTAATTCAGGTGAGGCATCTGGGTGTGCAGCGAGTGATTGAACAACCTGTTTGGCTGATGTTCCACCCATTTGCTGTCCTGGCAAAATGCCAAGAGCCTCTGGACCTGGGCCAGCGCCAAGGGGAGAGCCAGCAGTTACTGGTTCGTCTGGACGTTGAGTTGGCGCAAGGAGTGGTGTTACTTGTTGTGAAGGCAAGGCTGGACCTTGTTGTCCGCCTCGTGCTGCTGCTTGTGTAATAGCAGTCTTAGAAGGTGCAGGTGTATTTGGTGACTGAGACATTGGTGCAGAAGCCTGCATATCCATTAGTTGTTGTGCGTCACCATACGCTGGCATATTTGATACGTAGCGTATTGCTTGCTTTGATGCTGGTCCGCCATCGGTGCGTCGGGACATTGCCCCAGGGCCTGATGATAATGCTGGCTTTTCTGCCTGTGGCATATCTTATTCTCCCTCTTGTAGTGTCTCGATGGTTCGGGCTGCATACTCGTGAAAGGTTTCTTTTTCTTCCACGAAACTTGCGTGTGTTTGTAACATATCGCTGCCTATTGATAAGGCTCCTGCGATGTCTGCAAAAATCTCAGATAAAGTTTGAACAACAAGGGCGTAGACATCAAACTTGGTTACCCGTAAAGGTGCTACGCCCTCGTCGTCAATATTCATTTATTTACTTCATTGGCTTTCCAGCAGTGGTACCTGTACCACGTGTGCCTGAAGGTTGCTTTGTGTAAAGAACGTTTGAAGAACCAGTTCCAATTGGACCTGACTTCTTTTGAATCTTTGTCTTTTGTGTTACTGCATCTGACGAACCGTGTCCACCTTGGTTTGCTGGTGAAGGCACTTTGGTTGTCAATGATGATTTCATTGTTGCCATTTGTTTTCTCCTATAGGATTTGTTGGACGCCAGGAACGTTAGGCTGGCGACCTTCTGGAAACTGACGCAGCGAGTTGCGGCGCTCCAGAAGACGATAGACCTGCTAAAAGATTCTGAATTGCAGAACCTTGAGGTTGACCACCTTGAGGTGGCATTGTTGCACCTTGCGGTGCGTTAATAGACTCCCCAGAAGGAGCCTGACCTGGGGCACCTGCCTCACCAGCGGCTGCAACTTGTGGGGAAACCTGAGGAGCAAAGGCTGCTGCAACAACATCTTCAATGTTGTCACCAGCCATACGGCCTTTAATTGAGGCGGCAATAGCGTTGATAATCTTTGATGGGTCTTGGCCTTGAGCAGCCAATGATGGGATTGCGTTAGCATATGAAGCAACTGCAGCAAGAAGTGAATCACGAAGATTCTCAACTTCTACTGCTTCTTCTTCCATACTGACGTTCATTTCCCAAGGCATCTGACGACGCAGGAAGTCACGTGAGATTAACTTATCTCCGCGTGCTTGAAGTCCAAAGATAAGAGCACGGTTTGGGTCTAGCCCAGCCATCATTCCGTAGGTAACATCACACCAGTAGTCACCTTGAATATCTTTGCTTGGTGTGTAGGTGATTTCATAAGGAGCACCAGCGTTAACGCCGCGTACTTCTTTTGTAACTTCACCGAATAGTTTTTCGTCCATCTTAAAGCAGAGGCGAATAACGTGGCGGAATGATTCAGCGAAGATTGCTTGTGCAGTCTTGACTTGAGTATCAAAGCCACCCATAAGGGCTTCTACACCACGGCCAGTTACGATAGAACCTGATTGCTGTCCTAGTCGTCCTTGTGGGTAACGTGAGCCAACACGTAGTTCTTGGTCAAGAGCGGCAGCCTCTTGGAAGATGCCGTTAGGAATATCTAAACCAACGCGACGAATCTTCTCTGGGTTAGCAGAGCGGATGGTTGCATCTGGTCCGATTTCAAGTACGTTAACATCTGAAGGTAAAGCAAACGGAGCCTGTACAGATTTCTGTGCTGCTTCTAGTTGCAGTGTTGCAAAGCGAGCGCGTGCAACTTGTAGCCACATAATGTCGTCAAATTGTCCACGTTGGTGCTCATCTGAGTCAACGCCTGGACGGACTGCAATAACTACTGGTAGTTCATCAAGAAAGTTCTTGACGCGGTCAAGGACAAGGTTCTTGCGCTCAGGAATGAATAGAACAGTTTCGTTCTTATCTGAGTAGCGAAAGACTTCAATCATACGCTCAGAGTTGCGGTTCTCGTAAGGACCGCGAATCTCAGGCTCTAGTTCTGGGAAGTCGTTGCAAAGTTCGCGTACTGTCTTTTGGTAGCGACGAGTATAGGAAAGCAACTTGCCAAATCTATCCCATTCAGGATATGCACCAATTGGGTTATCAATGCGAATCATTGGGCGATTGTTTTCAAAGTCTGGCTCAATGATAAATGCCAACATACCAAAGGTCAGGTAACGGTCAGCACCTGTGTACATTTGGGTTTGTAGGTTACAAGAGTCACGAT